ACACGGCAGATGTGCCGATAGCTTATGCCCTGCAGGGTACCGACTGGGATGTGGGCACGGTTAATGTCTCCACAAAGCGTACTTGGACTTGCTCTGAGAAAAACGCGCTGGCAATTTTGCGTGCAGTACAGAACATTCACGGCGGCGACCTGATTTTTGATAACGCAAACAGGATCGTGAAGCTCCTGACCTTCTCCGGTGAGGACTCCGGTGTGCTGTTCTGCTACAAGAAAAATATGAAATCCATCCAGCGCGTCATTGATACGACCGGCCTGATTACAAGGCTTTATGCCTACGGCAAGGACGGCATGACCTTTGCTTCGATAAATGGCGGCAACGAGTATGTGCAGGACACGACATACACCTCCGAGATACGAATTGCTACGCTGGATTGCTCGAACTTCACCAATCCCTATCAGATGCTGGAATATGCCAACATGCGTCTGGCGGACTACGCCTCTCCGCGTATCTCCTATGTGCTAAAGGCGATGGATCTGTCGGTACTGACCGGCTATGAACATGAAACATGGGAGCTGGGCGATACGGTCATGGTGAAGGATGACGACCTGAACCTGTCTGTAAAGACCAGAATCGTCCGCAGGGAATACAACCTGCAGGAGCCGTGGAATACGGTGCTGGAGCTTTCCACCACGCTCCGGGAGCTGGGCGATTCCTCCTCTCGCTGGGACAGTGCCGCCGATACGCTGGAGTCAACTGATCTGATAGACAGTCAGGAAATGAAGGATCTGGTGCCGTTTAATCACCTGCGTAATTCCAGAGCAGACTCCGGCCTTACCTACTGGCAAAACTCCGGATTTAGCGTAGATACAGATAATGGCGTATCCGGCACAGCTTCCTTCAAGTGCGAAGGTGCTCTGAATACCACAAAGAGTCTTTCACAGACCATAACGCCCGCCAACCGGCAATGCTATACCTTTTCGGCGCAGATTGCCTCCGAAAATCTCTCAAAAGGTACGAATGGACAGGTGGGCATTGAGGTGACCTTTGAATACGAGGACGGAACAACGGAAACACGATTTATAGACCTGATCTGAAGGAGGGATTTCTATGGCTTCTTATACACACATGGCACAGGATATCTCTCCTCAGTATGGCCGCGTTACAAAGATCACCATACGGGTATGCGTGACAGACTGCACCGGTACAGTCTATATCACAGATATGCTCCTGCAGGGCGGCTCCATCGCAACGGGCTGGGTAGGACATGTATCAGAAATTCAATGGACGGAGGACGGATAAATGCCGGAGTTTACACGCTTTACAGAGACAATAACAAAGAAACAGGATAAGCGCATTGTAAACATTACGGTAAAGCCTACCGTTACACACTGCACCGGCACCGTCTGGTTTACCGACCTGATGCTGCAAGAGGGCGATAAGGTCACAGGCTTTGTCATCAACACCGGAACGCTTCTGAAAAAATATGATGGCGATGATGCGAAAGCAGGCAAGAGATTTTATAACGGTATCGTCCGCTCAGCTGCAACCTGCGTCATCTTCAATCTCGGTTCCACGGCTGCTGGTCTTGACTACAAGGTCTATCCGATTCAGGCAATGGCTGCCGGGAGTATTTCGCTTGCGCTGGGTGAAGGTGCCCATAAGGCAACTTTCAAAGCAGCTGCAGCCGCCGGTGATGAATTTGACCTTTTCGCTTCTACGAGGGAGTGCCTGAAGAACGGCGCTGCAACAGCCAAGGACGGCTTTTTTCAATACTCTGCTGCCGGTGACAGCAAGCACCCGATCACAGTCGAGGATAAAAAGTCGGCTCGAATCTATGTGGAATTTCAGGAAATGCAGGACGGAGGTGATGCCCTGTGAGCTATGATTATTTGAAAGGCCGCAAATGCATGGTCTGGACATTCATGGGCAATTCCAGAATGTATCAGGCACTTGCCGCATATGGAGACCGCCTCTCGCAGGTAGGTCTCTTTTCTTTTAAGGTATCGCGCACCGGTGTCATCACGGAAAGCGGCGTGGCCATCTCCAACATGCTGACCTACATCAACCGATGGCCGCACATCAAATGGCTGCTGACGATATCCAACGATGGCACGAACAGTATCTTTGCAGCTCTCCGAGATAACACCGACGGCGCTCAGGATACCTTCCTTTCGGAGATCGTCCGCATTATGGAAAAATACCCGTGGTGCGACGGCATCGACATCGACCTTGAGAAAGGCGACGGATATTCCACGCATGCTGCCTCTACGGCGATGTTTCGGAATATCTATAACACGGTAAAGAGCTATGACAGCAGCAAGCTCATGAACATCTGCCTGCCGGGTATGAATTCCATCAACGGCTCGGTCGGCGGTGAAAACTGGTGCGTTTACGGCGACCTCAACGCTTACTGCGACACGGCAGCCATCATGAGCTATGGTATGGCGTGGGCAGGCTCTGCTCCCGGAGCCGTCTCTCCAAGGGACTGGCTGGAGGGCATTTACGACTATGCGGTCACGGTCATGAATCCGGAGAAGATATTCTTCGGCCTTCCTGCATACGGCTGGAACTGGCAGATTTATGACCTTCCTGCAAACCTTGGGAAAACCTATCGCGGCACATCAAATACCTACTATGCGGCAAAGAACTGGATGACCGGGCAGTATAACTTTACAGACGATGCTCCTCCACAGCCCTTCATCCCAATCCTCGCATATTGGGATGATTACGATATGGTGCCTTGGGCGCTTCCACAGGTCTACGACTTCATGGAAGGCAGAGATTCCACAAGCTATGAGTATCCTTTGATGAACGGAACCTATAACAGGCGGCATTATCTGACTGCTTACAGCAAAGAACAACACACAGAGTTCGGCACCATCTATGTGGATGCGGATGGGACGACAAGCTCCTACTCCGGCATTGTCTCCTTTGAAAACGGTGTAGCCACTCTCGGTGACGCTGGCTCTGCCACGTATTCCTTTTCCGTTTCAAGCGCCGGAACCTACGACATTGCCATCCGGCTCTGCTATCCCTTCTGGGATAAAAACGGCATCTATGTTTCGATTGACGGTAATCGGACGCATTTTACAGAAAGCAGGCTCTGGTGGCCATATTGGAGAAGCACCTTCTGGACGACGCTCGCCAGCAGCATTTCACTATCTGCCGGAACGCACACCATCGTGATATCCGTAGATGTAAAAGGCGTACAGTTTTACGGCTACCGTGTTTGCAGCAGCTTTTCGGAGGCTCCCTCTGCGGGCACTGCAACCTTTACGCTCTCTCCACGCCACTTTATCGACGTGGACGGCAATGAGTGTCAACCGGACAGAGCTTTCAAGCTCACCTGCGAAATGCTGAGGCGAAAGCCGGACTCTGCCCTCATCTGGTATGAGGATTTCCGGGACTACGGTGTGCTGCAAACAAACTACTGGACGACCCTTTCAGGCTCATGGACGGTATGGCGTGAAGATGAATATTCCGAAAGCCGCGTTTACTCCCAGCTTGACGGCTCCGGAAAGCTCGCATGGCAATACGACGGCTTTTCCGATATTCACCTGCGGGCAAGGCTGGCCTTTCCTGCGACAGGAAGTGGCAAGGCCGGAGTATTCTGCGGTGATCTGTTCTGCTGCCTGAATTATGATTCTCAGGCTGTGGAGCTTTATAACGGCAGCACGCTCCTTGGCAGCTACAGCCAGACCATAGAGCGGACAGCAAATGCCGACCTTCGTACCGATCCATCCATGTACACGGTCGAGATACGTATCCGTGGAAACAAGGTGCGTGTCTATTCCGGTTCTTCCTATACGCTGCGTTTCACGGCCACGATCAGCGGCTTTTCCGGAGGCTATGCCGGATACCGGTCAGATAACCGGACAGTCTGCGAGCTGCTCCGCCTTGGCGACGCGTGGACTTACGAGCCCTACGAGCGCTTTGATGTCACTTTCCCGGACGGCACAGTTACGCAGTATGGAAGGATCAACCGTTCGAATGCCACGTGGGATACGGAATTTCAGGTGTTTACGCTGACCTCGGATATCGAGGAGGATGCGACACGCAGCGAGAGCATTTCGCTGGATTATGAGTTCTACCACTCACATGAGCTTGCCCTGACCTGTGGCAACGATTATACGGTAACCATCACGCCAAAGGATATTGATATCTGGATAGCAAGGCTCTTTCTCGGAGACGCAGACGGCTTTTCCATTCTCTACTATCAGGACGTGGATTCGCTCGTTTACTGGGCAAACGAAGCAGCCTACCGCTGGGGAGTGAGAGGCTTTGCCATGTGGTCGCTGGGACAGGAGGATATGCGGCTCTGGGAAGCACTGCCAAAACAGATATAACTTCATACACGGATACA